CTAAAGTCGGTGTTGTGGTACACACTCAATATAGTGATGACTTAAAACACAATACTCCTCATGTTGATATGAGTAAGTTCAAAGAGCATCCAGATGTTCACATCCACGGGGCTGAACATGATACTTCTAAAGTAAAACATTCAGAAGCCAACGAAAAAACATTTCAAAAACATATGGATGCAGCAAAAGAAATCCATGATACACATGGACATAAAATGTATGGTGCCATTCATCCAAAACATAGTGGAGAACATGGTCATCTGGCAACATATATCAATCACACAGTAAAAACAGATGAAGTTCCTAGTGTTAAAGGATTTAAAGAACATATACACAATCAACATGAAAAAATGGCTGCCAAGGTAACGACCGATAAATCTAAAGCAGCAAAACGTAAACAAGGTGCAGATGAAATTACTCATGTTGAGAAAAATAAAACCCATTATCAAAATTTATTGACAATGCACCATCATTTACATCAGGCTAAAAATGCCTTGGTTAGTTCATTGGAAACTCATGAAGGACATTATCAGCATCACATTGCTGGTAAAAAATCTAAGCCAGAAGGCTTTGTGGTTCACCATGACAATCAGCCAACTAAATTGGTCAATCGTGCTGAGTTTGCTAAACAAAATCTATTGAAAGTAAGAAAATAAACCATGAAATCTTTTTTAGAGATTATTGAAGAAGCAAAACAAGGTGAAAAACACGCAGTGATGACCTTTGGTCGGATGAATCCTCCAACCACAGGTCACTTAAAGGTCGTTGATAAAGTGAAAGAAGTTGCACATAAAGTTGGTGGTTCACACCAAGTTATTGTATCACATTCACAAGACACTAAGAAGAATCCATTAAGTGGTGAACAAAAAGTCAAACATCTTAAAAGATATTCACCGGGAACAAATTTCAAATCTTCTTCTAAAGAACATCCAACATTCTTACAACATGCAGCTGAATTACACAAACAAGGTGTAACTCATTTACATATGGTTGCAGGTTCCGACCGTGTTAAAGAGTATAAAGAAAAGTTAAACAAATACAATGGTACACACAAAGGTGCTTTGTATAATTTTAAGAAGATTCATGTACACTCTGCTGGCCAAAGAGATCCTGATGCAGAAGGTACTGAAGGTATGTCCGGCACTAAAATGCGTGATGCTGCAGCCGAAAAAAGATTTCATGATGTTAAAAATAAAGAAGGTAAAGTCATTAAACCTGGTTTTAGGAGTGGTGTTCCACATCATGTATCAGATACTCATACCAAAGAATTGATGCACGACACTCGTAAAGGTATGGGTTTACATGAATCTGATGACCATGGAAGATTTAAAGCAATCTTTGTAACTGGTGGACCTGGTTCTGGTAAAGATGTTATCATTCGTGAAGCCATACCATCATCTAAGATTGTAGAACTAAATCTCATTCAAGCCAGAGATTATTTGGCTGATAAACAAAAGTTATCAGAGAAAACTACTGATTATCGTAGAGAAGCAATCCGTAATCGTGGTCCACTTATCATTAATGGGCCTGCAGATGACAACGAAAAGATAACATACATCAAAGAAGAATTAGAAGAACTTGGTTATGAAACAATGATGGTGTTTGTTAATACTACTGATGAAGCTTCTAAAGAAAGAAATTCATTGTTGAATAGAATGATGGTAGAATCTATCAGACATGATAAGTGGGAAAAATCACAACAAATTGCCAGACAATATCAAGAAATGTATAGTAACTTTATTAGTTTTGATAATACTGGTGATTTAAGTGATAAAGAATTTGATATTCATGAGGTTTATGAATTATCGAGAGATTTTTTATCTAAAATGGTTATTAATGAATCTGCTGATGAGTGGTTGATTAAGAACAATAAATTAGACATTAATTATACAATAAATAGGTTATTTGAGGACAAACAAAATGATAAAACGACTAATAGATTTCTTAAAGTTAAAACCACGCCAAGCCTCACAGCCAGTATGGCCGTTCCCGCAGACAATCGCCCAACCGACCCTAACGGAGATAACATTAAGTGGGACGGAAACAAAAAACGTGGAGGTTACACCTTCAGAACCTACGAAAGCACCGGAAATAGTAGTGTCTCCAGTAGTAACCCAAAAGTTAAAAGCTTCCCCGAACCCAAAGAAAAGAACTTCAACCAAGACAAAGAAACCAAAAAAGTAAAGAAGTTTGGGGATAGGTCGGGTAAAGAAGCAAAACTTGGTAATCCTAGTGGTTTAGGTTCAGAGTGGAATACAAGAACAAATGGTTCAGGTTTAACTGGTGGTGCTGGATTAGGTAATCAAACATATACTGAATCACAAGATTATAGTAATGCCAATCCAGCAAGTACAGCATTCCCATCTGGTGGTTCGGTAAATCCTTTAAGTAGTGATTATGAACCAAAGAAAAAAGGATTTAAGAAGTTTAGAAAAGAAGCAATTGATAGTCCAGGTGAAGTAGCAATGGGTGTTAGTGGTACATTAGGTGGTGCTACAAATAAAGAACCTATGGAAACATATGCTGATAGAAAAAACAATGTAATTATTAGAGATAAAAAAAAAATAAAAGAAAGTCACGTTGAAGAATTAGAAAAAGGTTTAGTTAAATTAAATAATCATAGTTACGATTCAATAGATAAATTAATGCAAACCATTTCAAAAAAACATGGAATTACTGGTAAAAAATTACATGATGAATTTAAACAGAAACATGGTAAAATACCTGATACTTGGATTAAAGAGAAAAAATGCTAACATTTAAACAATTTTTAGAAGAATCTGCAGCATGGCAAAGGTCAGCTGGAAAAGATCCAGAGGGTGGATTAAATCGTAAAGGTATTGCTTCATACAGAGCAGAACATCCAGGTTCTAAATTAAGTATGGCAGTTACAACAAAACCATCTAAGTTAAAACCAGGAAGTAAAGCTGCCAATAGAAGAAAAAGTTTTTGTGCCAGAATGTCTGGCATGAAGAAAAGATTAACCTCAGCTAAAACAGCCAGAGACCCAAATTCAAGAATTAATAAATCGCTACGCAAGTGGAATTGCAATTAAACATAACGGAGAATAAAAAATGTTTGCAAAAAATAAAGTATCTAAATCTATGCTTGATGCTGTTAATCAAGTTTTAACTGAAAAATTGGATGAAGCTTCTTTGAAGATTCCTACTGCAACTGGTACTAAAGTTCTTGGTCGTGGTTATGGCAATTCAGCCAAAGCACATGAAGTGCAACATAAGAATCCTTTTGAAAAAGGACCGAGTAAGTCACAATTAAAAGGTATTAAAGCACCAACCAAGAAAGAATTGAAATCTATTGGTGAAGAAGAAGTACAAGAAGAATTAAAAGGCAATCAATCTAAAATTGATGCCAACCATAATGGTAAAATTGACGGACAAGACTTTGCTATTCTCCGTGGCAAGAAAAAAGTTAAAACTGAAGGAATGGATTTTGCGAACAAATTAATTTCTAGTATTGCTGAACGTGATGAAGGTAAACCAGGTTTAATGTTCAAGAAAATTGCTTCTAAAGCTGCAAAAAAATATGGTTCACAAGAAGCAGGTAATCGTGTTGCTGGTGCCATGCGTAAGAGAGTATTGGCTAAAGAAGATATTAGTGAAGAACAATTAGATGAAATGATTAATGAAGTTCTTTCTAAAGACGCTTCTGCTGGTGATTACATTCACGACTTTGTTCATTCAAAAAATCCTAAGTTTGCTGGCAAATCTACAGCAGAACGTAAAAAAATGGCTCTTGGTGCTTATTATGGTGCACAAAAAGAAGAAGTTGAATTGAACGAAGATGAAAGTCTTGATTCTATTGCCAAAAAACATGGTATGGAATATAAGAAAACTACTTATGGTGCAGGAATGAAACACAAAACCAAAGGTGAAATTTCTATTAATCGTTATGGAGAATGGCATCATTATCCTGCTGGTTCAAAATCATCTAAAGCTCATGGAAGTAGTGATAATAACTTTGCTAGTTTGGATAAACATCTTTCTTCAATGAAAGAAGAAGTTGATGATTATGAAATGAACAAGAATAAATCTGAAGCAGAAGATACTGCAGCTAGAAAATCAATCAAAGCTAAAGACACAGAAAAGAGTCAAAAAATTGATAATCTTGATGTAAAATATGGCACACCAAATTCATTTAAATGTGAAGAAGTTGAATTAGATGAAGCTGCACCAAAAAAGATGGATGATGTAATGCGTGGTAAACAAAATTTAGAACCTGCTAAAAAAGGTGTCGTTGGTACAGTAAAGAGTGATTTAAAAAACTTTAAAAACTTTTTAACTGGCAAAAAAGAAACAAATGAAGCAATTAACCCAAGTAATCAAACCATTGATACATTAGCTGGTCGTAGCAAAAAAGTTCCTAAAGATGCTAAAATGGACAATGCACATAGTTCAGCTAAAGTAGAATTAAAAGTTGAAGAAGTTGAACAAATTGATGAAAACAAATATTTGGAAAAATATCTTTCGTCAAGAGGTATTAATCCTAAATTTATTGATGTTAATACTAAAGTTGCTCACGCAAAATCAAATCAATACAAATCTTGGTTAAAAAATCACCAGGATATTATGAAAAATGAATCTAATGATGTTCCATTTGATAAGCCTTACAAAACAGTTAAAGAACCTGCTGTTAAAGATAAATCTGGTGCTGTACATACTCCAATGTCCCGTGCAAGAGATTTGGCAAAACAAGCTCTCAAAAAAGTAAAAAGTGAAACTATGATGGGCAAAGCAGGCGCTACGTCTGAGAGCAAAAATAAATGGTAAAAAAATTCAAAGATATCGTCAGAAAAAATCCTGAGCCTGCCAAAGGCAAGTTTGGGATTGATCCTACCGACCCATGGTCAGTAAAATACGGTATCGCTGAAGGTGATATGAATGAAGATTTACGTAAATGGTTTAAACAAAAATGGGTTCGCATGGACACCAAAGGTAACATCAAAGGTGATTGTGCTAGAGAACCTGGTGAAGGTAAACCAAAATGTTTACCACAAGCCAAAGCGCAAGCGATAGGTAAAGAAGCTCGAGCCTCTGCCGCACAACGTAAACGTAGAGAGGATCCGGATCCAGAAAGACACGGAAAACCAATCAATGTTAGAACAGAAGAAATTGATATAGATGAATCAGCCGCAGCCGTTAAAGCTGCAGCAACAGCTATATCAAAGAAAAAATCTGGTAATTATGATTCTAAAGGATTTAGAAAAACTCCTTATAAAAATCCAAACCATCCGTTAAGAAAAAGTAATGCTGAAAGAGAAAAAGAAATGAATGAAGATGAAACAAACGAAGCCTGTTGGGATAGATATAAACAAGTTGGTATGAAGAAAAAAGGTAATCGAATGGTACCGGATTGTGTTCCCGAAGAAGTTGAACAAATAGAAGAAAAAAATGTACCAACTAGTCCTGAAAAATGGGCTCGTGCTAAAGCAGCTGCAAAATCTAAATTTGCTGTGTATCCTTCAGCTTACGCCAACGGTTGGGCATCCAAAAAATATAAAGCAATGGGTGGCGGTTGGAAATCTGTTAGTGAAGCTACTGACAAAAAAGACCGTGTGATTCTTGATATTCCATTATTAATTCGAGTTTTAGAATTAGCAAGAGAAGATATCAAAACCGATATGGACTTACACCGTGTCGTTGAAAAGCTAATACAAATTCGTAACAAAGGTGTATTAACTATGAAAGACTACAATACGATTGCTCATATCAGAGAAAACCATATTGCTATTGCTATGGGTAAAATGCTTGATGATGAAGGTAGTATGGTATTAGGTCAATTAGAACAACTTGAACGAGCTATTACAATGATTCGTACTTATGTTGGTAAAGATTATGAGAAACAATTGCCTGCTTGGGTTCAATCAAAAATTACATTGGCAACAGATTATGCCGATACTGTTGGTAACTATCTTATCAGTAAAAATGAAAAAGTAACAAAAGAATCATTGGATGAAGCACAATCTAAGAGAATGTCTGGTGCTGATAAATTCCGTAAATATTTAGCCAATAGAGATAAAAAACACGCCGAGTTTATGAAAAGTATTGAAAATAAACCTCATGGTGAACAAATGCAGGCGATGATGGATAAAATTAGAGCGAATTTGAATAAAGAAGAAGTGGTAGAAGAAGGTATAAAGTCAAAAATTGCGGCTTTAGCTTTAACTACAGCACTTGGCGCACACGCTGGTCATGCTAAAGCTCAAACAAGTCCCGATTCTGATACTAAACAATCACAAGGAAGTAGTCAGAAGGCTGATGAACCAAAAAAACCTGAATTAAATCCTGGAGGTCCTCGTCCTGGTGCAAATTGGAGAGGTATAGGACCAAAAACAGACGCAGAAAAAGAAAAAGAAAAAAATATAAAAAGTGAAGAAGTTGAACTGGATGAAGCAAAACGATATCCGTATAAATTTCGTGCAACTTACCATGATCCTGATACCAATGAAGTAACTCATTATATGGATTTCACTCATAGAAATTTAGATGCTGCAAAGAAACACGCTCAAGGTA